GAAAAGGCTGGTGAGCCTATACAAGTGTACACACCCTATGTTGATGTATTTGCTAATAACATGAAAGTGAAATTAGCATTTGATGCCAACACAATTCCAAATAACGATCATAGAATAAGACAATCCGATAATATCTATTATTGCGAACCATACAAATCAAACTTTATGTTAGGTAAAGAACATTTGGTAGAGTCATATTGTAAATTACATGGTGTAGAATTTAAAGACACGATGGCACCAACAATGTACACAACACATTTAAAACCACAAGCTGAGAAATGGTTGGCAGATAATAAAATTACAGGCAAATATGTTTTAGTACAGTTTACAGGAGGTCAACCACCAGTAGGATGGAATCAAAATAATATCTATAATTCGCCAAATCCAGGAAGAAATTATCCACAATTTCTAGCACAACAAGTAGTTAATATACTAAAAGAAAATGATCCAAATTTAACTATTATTGATTGTACATTGCCAAATGAACCTGGTTATATGAATACAATTAAGTGTACAGAAAGATATGCTGTTATACATGAATTATTAAAAAATTCTGAAGGATTTATAGGTATAGATTCTTCATTAAATCATATGTCAGCTTCTACAAAAACAAAAGGTGTTGTTGTATGGGGCTCTACAAAGTGGACACAATTTGGTTGGTCACATAATAAAAATTTATCTTACTTTATGAAAGATAAATGGGATGATAGTAAATATAATGATGTTGATCCTAGAAACATTATGGTCGATCCAAATGATGTTGTTAAGGCATATATAAATAGAGATAAGTTAAGTAAAAACCAAACTAACGAGGTTTACTGCTTGACGGTATAATAATCATTACTATATAACAAAAGAAGGAGTATGATATGATTACAATAGACGAAAGACAATATGATGAGGCAAATTTATCTGACAAAGGTAGAGTTGCATTAGGTCAAATTGTTAGAATACAAGGTAAAAGACAACAGTTGCAAGGTGAACTAGGTGATTTAGCTATTTCTGAAAAACACTATTCAGATGTTTTAAGAGAAGAGTCTAAAGACTTAACAGAAATTACACCTGAAACTGAAACTGCTACAAACGTTGCATCAGCAAACGGAGTAGATACGTCAGCGCCTATCGAAACTAAAACTGAAGAAGTAACTGCTGAAGAAATCAATTAAGTAGTAAGTTATATTACAAAATGAAACGATATTACTATTTACTTGGTTTACCTAGAGCTGGAAATACATTATTTGCATCTTTATTAAATCAAAATAAAGATATTGCTGTTACAGCAAATAGTCCCACAGTTGAGTTAATGGGTGCATTTAATAACGTAGTAAGTACGTTACCTACTGTAAGAAACTTTCCCGATTATAGAGGTATAGACAATGTTCGTAATAATTTCTATGACCTCTATTTTCAACATTATCCTCAAAAATATATTTTAGATAGAGCACCTTTAAGGCCATTTCTTTTAAATAGTTTTCAATCAATTATAAAAAATAAAGTTAAAATTATTATACTTTGGAGAGATTTATTTGAAGTATTGGCATCATTTTTGAGTTGGTCTGAAAATCGTTTTACTAATATGTTTGGAGATATGAAAGACCATGCAGAAAAAATAGATTTTCTTTTAGATCCAAAAAAAGGTAATTTACCTACACAGTTAGCTAATGTAAGAGAGTTTTCTGAGTATGAGTATTTAGATATAGTTCAATATGTAAAGTATGATGATTTAGTAAATGACACTGAAAATACTATTAACAAGGTATATGATTTTTTAAATATACCTAGGTTTAAACATAGATTTGATAACTTAAATCAACTTGAATTAAATAATACAAAATATATTGATCAAGGTATATATGGAGAGGGCCTACATACTATAAGAACTGATGTAGTTAAAAAAAGAGATTATGATTATATGAAATATATACCAAAAGTATCATATGAGAAACATAAACATTTAAACTTTGTACCATATTCTAATTTATGATAGGAAACTTAACAGGACATATAGATGTATTAAAAGATTTTAAATCAAAAAATATTGATTTAAAGGAAGTTTTAGATATAGGTGCATATGAAGGTGAGTGGACTTATCACTGTAAACAAATATATCCAGAAGCAAATGTTTTAATGATTGAAGCAAATGCAGATATGGAAGAACATTTAAAAAAAATTGGACCATATAAAATAGAATTATTAAGTTCTGAAACTGATAAAGAAGTTGTATTTCATAAAAGTTTGATGAACCATAAAACAGGTAGTAGTATATATCCTGAAAATGTTGCTGAACATAAGTTTGAAGAAGTAAAGTTAAAAACTAAAAAACTAAGTGATGTAGTTGAAGATAAAAACTATGATCTTATTAAATTAGACACACAAGGATCTGAATTGGATATTATAAATGGTAGTAAAAGTATATTTGAAAATACAAAATATTTAATGATTGAAGCTCAAACACTTGAATATAATCTTGGCGCACCTCTTTTTGATTTTACTTACAAGTATCTAAAAGATTTATCTTTTAAATTAGAACATATATATAACTTTGAAAGTCAAACTTTTACAAATATTAATACCACGTTTAACATGTCATTTGATATGTTATGGATTAATGAAAGAAATTTATGAAACCATCAGGTGGAAGTGAAATACAAAGATGGCATTTAGAAGAAAATTTAAAAGAAAATGAATTAGATGGTATTAATTTAATTACATCTACTTGTCATCCTGATCTAATAGATAGGTCTAAAATTAATGTTGTTTGGCAACAATTAAGTTGGGATCAACAAAATGTACAATATATGGCTGATAGAAGATTTGTAGATTCAGTTCAGTATTTTGTATATAATAGTCATTGGTGTTATCAACGATTTAGAGAGAGATTTGCTATACCTGAATATAAATCTACTGTAATTAAAAATGCAACATATAAATTTGATAATGTAGAAAAATCTAAAGATGGTAAAATTAAATTAATTTATACCTCAACACCTTGGAGAGGTTTAAATGTATTAGTAATGGCCATACAACATTTAAATAAAACAAGAGATGATTTTGAGGTGGATGTATATTCTTCTACAAAAATTTATGGTTCAGATTTTGAAAAAAGTGAGCAAGATAAGTTTAAACCTTTATTTGATGCATGTTCAAATACTAAAAATATTAATTATAAAGGGTATGGCACAAATGAAGAAATAAGAAAATCACTAGAACGAGCACATATATTTTCATATCCAAACAATTGGGAAGAAACATCATGTATTGCAGCTATTGAAGCATTAACTGCTGGTTGTTATGGTGTAGTTACAAACTTTGGAGCTCTAGTTGAAACATGTACTGATTTTGTAACTTATGTAGATTATGAACCAAACGTTGAATTATTGGCTCAAAGATACGCAATAGTACTTAGTAAAGTAATTGATAAATATAAAAATAATGAATATGATAATCTTTTAAAACAACAGGTAAATTATTATAATAGTTTTTACAGTTGGGATTATAGAATGTTACAATGGAGGGACTTTTTTAAGTCTATAAAAAATGGCAGATAAACCTGGAATTTGGTTAGGCACACCATGTCACTCAAACGTGTCAGTTCACTACATGCAATCTGTATTAAATTTAGCAAGAGCTTGTTGGATGAACAATATACCCTTTGCAAACTTTGGTATGCAAGGTTCACTTATAACTCATTTAAGAAATCAAATATTATCTGAATATTTACAAAGTGATCCTATCTATACACATTTTTTATTTTTAGATGCTGACATTTATATTCAACATGAAACTGTTTTAAAAATGTTGCAGTTTGATAAAGATGTTATTTGTACTCCCTATCCTAAGAAAACATTTAATTGGGAAAAAGCATGGAAAAGAGTTGGTCAAGGAAGAGTTAAAAATGCTGATGATTTGAGAAGATCAGGATTTGAGTTTCCTACTAAAAAAGATGGGTTCTTATCTGAAATGACGCCAGAAGGCCTTATAGAATTAACACATGCACCAACTGGAACATTATTAGTTAAACGAGAGGTCTTTCATAAAATGATTAATCAATATCCAGAAAGAGAAGTAAAAGAATTTATGCAAGATCAAAAAACTATAAAAACATATAATTACAACTTTTTTGATGTTTACCATGATCCTAAAACAAAAGAATATTTTAGTGAAGACTTTGGTTTTTGTAGATTGTGGACTGAAATAGGTGGTAAATGTTGGGCATATGTTACTGAAGATGTCGCACATATAGGTGATTTTCAGTATTTTGGTAGAATGTATGATGACTTTGAGTTTGTTGGAAACAAAGGCACTTTACCGTCAGATTTTGATATAGGTAAATATAATAAAAAAGTATAATCTTCTTTAATAGGTTACTATTATAAATATACCATAGAATTATAAAGGAATACTATGGCAAATCCAGCAACAAGAGAAGAATTAAAACAGTACGCTTTACGTACATTAGGTAAGCCTGTCATTGAAATTAACGTAGATGACGACCAATTAGAAGATAGATTAGATGAAGCGTTACAATATTTCGCACAATATCACTATGATGGTGTTGAAAGAACATATCTAAAATATCAAGTTACTCAAGCAGATGTAGATCGAATCAAATCTCCTGATGGAGATACGTCTTCAAGTGTAACTAAAAATTCTGTAACTACTGCATGGACTGAACAAAATAATTTCATAGTAGTACCAGAAGCTGTATTAGCAGTTACAAGAATATTTCCTCTTTCAAATAGAGGTAATCAAAATATGTTTGATATACGATATCAAATGAGATTAAATGATTTGTATGATTTTTCATCTACTTCAATTATTCATTATGAAATGGTAATGAAACATTTAGATTTTTTAGACCACATATTAGTTGGTGAAAAACCTATTAGATTTAATCAATACAATAATAGATTGTATGTAGATATGGATTGGAAAACTGATATATCAGTTGGTGAGTATCTTGTAATTGAATGTTTTAGAAAATTAGACCCTACAGTTATGACAGATGTTTATAATGATATATACTTAAAAAGATACGTCACAGCCTTATTTAAAAAACAATGGGGTGCAAATTTATCGAAGTTTAATGGTGTTACAATGTTAGGTGGTGTAACTCTAAATGGTCAACAATTATTCCAAGAGGCACAAACAGATATACAAAAATTAGAAGAAGAAATAAGAGGCACATACGAAACGCCTGTAACATATATGATAGGATAATGACATGCCAGTCAACCATTACTTTCAAGGCGGTAACGGTATCGGAAACGATGCTGAAAAAAGACTACACGAAGATTTAATTATAGAAGGCCTTAAAATTTATGGCCAAGATGTTTATTATTTACCAAGAACGTTAGTCAACCATGATTTAGTTTTAGGGGAAGATGTGCTTTCTAAATTTGATGACTCTTACATGGTTGAGATGTACATTGAAACAACTGAAGGTTTTCAAGGTGAACAAGAATTAATTTCTAAATTTGGTTTAGAAATAAGAGATGACACAACGTTTGTTATTGCAAAACGAAGATGGCAAAATCAAGTAGATAACACAGCAACACTAATCGAGGACGGTAGACCTAACGAAGGTGATTTAATATACGTACCTTTATTTAATTCTTTCTTTGAAATACAATTTGTTGAAGATCAGGAACCATTCTTTCAATTAGGTAATTTACCAGTTTATAAATTACGAGCTACTAAATTTGAATACAGTTCAGAAAGAATTGATGGTACTATACCTCAAATTGGTGAAGCGGAAGATAACTATTCACTAGATCAATTAAGATACCAAGTTACTTTAGAAGATGGTACAGGTTCAATATTACTTGAGTCTTCAACGGGTGAAACAAACTATATGATAAGTGAAGATTTTAATATTGCAACTCAATCAAAAGATTATGCTGACAACACAACATATGAAACAGATGCTGGTTTTGGCACAACAAGTACAGCAGATGATATACTAGACTTTACTGAAAGAAATCCTTTTGGTGAAGTAGATGAAGGATTTTAGATATGTTTGGAAAACACTTTTACCATGAATCATTGAGAAAAGTTGTTGTTGCTTTTGGTACAATTTTTAATAATATTGTTATTCATAGAACAGACAGTAATGATAATGTTGTACAATCAATAAGAGTGCCGTTAGCATACTCTCCAAAAGAAAAGTTTTTAGTAAGATTAGAACAACAACCAGACTTAACACAAAAAGAATTTTCTGTTACTTTACCTCGTATGGGTTTTGAAATATCTGGAATATCTTATGACGCAAGTCGTAAATTACAAAGGATTGGCAAATTTAAAAATGTTAATACGTCAGATGCTTCTAAAATGTATTATCAGTATAATCCTGTACCTTATAATATATCTTTTAACTTATATTCATTTACAGCAACTGCTGAAGGTGGTTTACAAATTATAGAACAAATATTGCCATATTTTCAACCTGATTACACAGTTACAATAAATGCTATTCCTGAAATGGGAATTAAAAGAGATGTTCCTATAACTTTAAATAGTGTAAATTATTCTGATACATATGATGGTTCATTTACAACAAGACGAGCTGTTAACTATACTTTAAGTTTTACAGCAAAAACTTATTTGTATGGTCCTATTTACTCTGGTAAAGTTATTAAAGAAGTACAGTCTGATTTATATAGTGATACAGATACAACAAGTAAAAGAGAAGAAAGAATAGTTGTTATTCCTAATCCAACAAGTGCTGATGCAAATGATGATTTTGGATTTACTACAACTATAAGTACCTTTACTGATTCTAAAAATTATAACCCAACAAGTGATGGTGATGAATAATTATGAGTATAGACGACAAAATAAATGAGGCTCTTGGTATCTCTACTGAACAAAAGCCTGCTACAAAACAAATAATCAAAAAAGAATTTACTCCACCTGTTCCAAGAATAGAAGACAAAAATAAGGAAGATATAGATAACGATTACAAATATAGTAGAGAAAATTACTATAATCTTATTGAAAGAGGCCAAGACGCAATACAAGGTATATTAGATATTGCAAACGAAAGTCAACACCCTCGAGCCTATGAAGTTGCAGGTAATCTTATTAAACAAGTTGCTGATACAGTTGATAAGTTACAAGACTTACAAGGTAAACTTAAAACCCTTAAGGATGTTCCTAACAAAACTAATAATACAAATATAAAACAAGCATTGTTTGTAGGTTCATCAGCTGAGTTACATAAACTTTTAAAAAATAAAAATACACAAGTTCAAAGTGACGAAGACAAAGATTTTAAAAAGGTAAATGATGAGTGAAGCATATTTAGGTAACCCAAATCTTTACAAAGCAAATCTCAAACAAGAATATACTGAAGAACAAATAAGAGAGATTGCAAAGTGTATGGATGACCCTATACACTTTATTTCACAATATACTAAAATTGTAAACATAGATGAAGGATTAGTATCGTTCAATATGTACGATTTTCAAAAACGTATGGTCAATACGTTTCATAATAATAGATTTTCTATTTGTAAACTACCAAGACAGTCTGGTAAATCAACAACCATTATTGCATATCTATTACATCAAGTAATCTTTAATGACAATATCAATGTGGCCATACTTGCAAACAAAAGTTCTACTGCTAGAGATTTATTAGGTAGACTTCAATTAGCATATGAGAATTTACCTAAATGGTTACAACAAGGTGTATTAAACTGGAACAAAGGTTCACTTGAATTAGAAAACGGATCAAAGATACTTGCAGCTGCAACATCATCATCTGCTATTCGAGGTGGTTCATTTAATATAATCTTCCTTGACGAGTTTGCGTTCATACCTAATAATATATCTGAACAATTTTTTAGTTCAGTTTATCCTACAATTTCATCTGGTAAAAAATCTAAAGTTATGATTGTATCTACACCTCATGGAATGAATATGTTTTATAAACTATGGAATGATTCAATACATAAAAGAAACGATTATGTACCTATTGAAGTGCATTGGTCAGAGGTTCCAGGACGAGATGAAAAATGGAAACAAGAAACAATACGTAATACAAGTGAGGCTCAATTTACTACCGAGTTTGAGTGTGAGTTTGTAGGTTCAGTTGATACTTTAATTAATCCATCTAAATTAAGAATGTTATCACACAGTACACCATTAGTATCTAATGCAGGTTTTGATATGTATGAGAGAGCACAAAAAGGTAAAGATTATGTTATGACAGTTGACGTTGCTCGTGGCACTATAAGAGATTATTCAGCCTTTACTGTATTTGATGTATCAAAAATGCCATATAAGATGGTTGCAAAATTTAGAGATAATGAAATAAAACCTATATTGTTTCCACATACAATAGAAAAAGTAGCAAGAGAATATAATAATGCTCACGTTTGTGTTGAAGTAAATGATTTAGGTCATCAAATAGCAGACGCTTTACAGTTTGAATTAGAATATACAAATCTATTAATGTGTATGATGAAAGGTCGTGCTGGTCAAATACTAGGTGGTGGTTTTTCTAAAAGAGGAACACAATTAGGAGTACGTATGACAAAACAAGTAAAACGTATTGGTTGTTCTAACTTAAAATCTTTACTTGAAGGCGATAAGATAATAATACCTGACTTTCATACTATACAAGAATTGTCAACATTTGTAAGACGTGGTAGTGGTTGGCAGGCTGAAGAGGGTTCTAATGACGATTTAGTTATGTGTTGCGTTATATTTGCATGGATAACAAATCAAAGATATTTTAAAGAAATGACAGACCAAGATGTACGTGCTAGAATGTATGAAGAACAACAAAACGCAATAGAACAAGATATGGCACCTTTTGGGTTTATGAATGATGGTTTAGATGATGATAGTTTTCAGGACGATTCAGGAGAACGATGGACACCTGTATCCGTACGAAAAGGTGAAATATTATAAATATAAACGAGATTAATGATACCTATTAGCTAATAAGAGGAGAACAACATATATGGCATTTCAAGTTTCACCAGGTGTTGTCGTACAAGAAAAAGACTTAACAAA